GATACCACCACGCCCGCCGAGGGCGCCACCACCAGGAGCCACACCATGGACCAAGCCACCGCCCCGGCGACCGAACCCGCCGTTACCCGCAGCACCAGCAAGCAGCCCGACGGCATCGAACTCGAGCGCGCCCGCGTCCGCGAGATCACCGCCGTTGGCCGGCAATGGAACCTGCCCGAACTGGCCGAAAAGGCGATCGACAGCGGCATGGACGCCGACGTGTTCGCCACCAAGGTACTCGCGCACCTCAAGGACACCGGCACGCTGCGCACCGCCGAAAGCCCGGAGATCGGCCTGAGCACGAAAGAAGCGGAATCGTTTTCGTTCTGCCGCGCCATCCTCGCCGCCAGCGACCCGCACCACGCCGCGACGCTCGCCCCGTTCGAAATGGAGTGCTCGCGCGCCGCGCAGGACAAGCGCGGTGACTCGCGCGACAAGATCCGGGAATCCGCCCTGACCATCCCGGTTGACGTTCTCATGCGCGGCATTCAGCTCAACGCGGCCGCTTCGCGCAGCGCGATGTCGCTGCTGCTGCAGCGCGCCAAGCACGGCATCGCCAACCGCGGCCACTTGATCGGCCAGCGCGATTTGACCGTCGGATCGGCCAGCGCCGGCGGCAACACCGTCGCCACCGAGGTGCTCGGCTCGGATTTCATCACGCTCCTGCGCAATGCGATGGTCCTCGATCGGCTCGGCTGCACCTTCCTGACCGGCTTGAATGGCAATATCGCTATCCCGAGCCACACCGCCGCAACGACCGGCTACTGGGTGGCGGAAAACGCCGCGCCGACCGAATCGGCGCCCACCGTCGGCCAGGTGACCGGCTCGCCGAAGACTGTCGGCGCCTTCGTCGATTACTCGCGCCGCTTGCTGATCCAAAGCTCGATCGACGTGGAAGCGTTCGTCCGCGCCGACCTCGCCGCCGTCATCGGTCTCATGATCCAGCTCGGCGCCATCAATGGCTCTGGCGCGTCGAACGAACCGACCGGGCTGCTCAATACCTCCGGCATCGGATCGGTGGCGGGCGGCACGGACGGACTCGCCCCGACCTACGCGCACATGGTCGGCCTCGAAACCGCCGTCGCCAACGCCAACGGCGACGTCGGCAATCTGGCCTACGTGACCAATACCAAGGTTCGCGGCAAGCTGCGCCAGACGCAGGTTTTCAGCGGCACCGACGGCAAGGCGGTGTGGACGTCGCAACCCGGTTCGCAGGGCGTCGGCGACGTGCTCGGCTACGACGCGTTCTGCAGCAACTCCGTGCCGTCCAACCTCGTCAAGGGCTCCTCGGGCGCGGTCTGCTCGGCGATCATGTTCGGCAACTGGATCGACCTGATCATCTTCATGTGGGGCGGCCTCGACATCATGTTGGACCCCTACACGGGCAGCAGCGCCGGCACCAAGCGTGTCGTCGCCCTGCAGGACGTCGACGTCGGCGTGCGCCATACGGGCAGCTTCGCGGCGATGAAGGATGCGCTGACCACGTAAGACTCGCCGATCGACTCCCCTGGCGCCGACGCACCAACGCGCGGCGCCAGCCGCAACCCCAAGGAACCAAAATGCCGAAGATCCTCATCATCGAACCCACCCTCATCAACCACGGCGACGACCGTGGCGGTCAGCATGCCGACATCGGCATCACCGAAGCGCCGAAAGACGCCGCCCGCGCCGTCGTGCTCGCCGGCAAAGCGCTGTATGTGAGCCGCGCCGACGACCCAAGCAAGAGCGGAACGCATACCGCGACGGCGGAAGAAGTGAAGGCCGCGCAGGCGGCCCAGAAAGCCGCGCAGGCGGCCGCAGAATAGTCGGCACGACCGGCAACAGACCCCCCAGATACGCGCCGCGATAACCCGAGGAAACCAGCCATGTCAATCCGCCTGCTGATGTCTGTGCTTGTCGCCGGAGTCCACTACAGTGTGGATGGCGCAACGCTGTCGCTTTCGGCAGCGCTTGAGGCCGATCTGGTGGCGCAGGGGAAAGCGGTATGGGTGAGTCATCCGCTTGTGCTAACCAAGCTGGTTGAGCACCAGCAAGATCACCGGCTCATTGGGATCGTGCCAAGATCTGCAAAACAGCCTCTGGTGGTGCTCGGACACCCGTTTACCGGGATTACGGTCACGCCAGAGGTAGGGTGTACGATCGTGTCGTCCGGTCTGTACGACCTGAATGGCGAGAGTGTATGGCGAGTCGTGGCCTCGTCCGTCGGGACCTTCAAATATTTCGAGGTCGAAATGCCCGCGGTATCCGACGGGTTCTCCTGCGAAAACGCGACTTTTGAAATTGGTTTCGACGACCCATCGAAGCTGATGTCCACGATTTACTGTTACGTCGGCGATGCGACATTTACAAAGTACATGCGCGGATCATGCGGAACTTTGACCGGCGCGAACAAAACTCGCGCCCCCTGTCGGGCAGGTATGACCGCTTATCAGTTTGATCCGTCAAATTGGGCGCTAACAGGGTTTTCAGCGCCCATTGGCGACCAGGTATTCACGCGATCCAAAATCCGCATAAATCCAGCCGATGGCGCGACAACAACAGTGTATATCAAGCGTATCGCGATCGGTGGGCGGTCAAAATCCAGGATAGTCATTACGGCAGATGACGGCTACTCGTCTTGGATTAATCTTGGCCAGCCAGTGCTTGATGAATACAATCTGCCATCCACGATGTCGATCATAAAGGCGACTGTCGGCGATTCCGGATATGTCTCATGGGGCGATTTGCAGAGGTTTGTATCGTCTGGCAAAAATGAGTGCGTGGCGCACGGGCCGAACCACCCGGTAACAAAAGGCAATGGAAATTTGTGGTCGGCGTGGTCCACAGATTCGGAGCGGCTTGAGGATGTGCTTGGGGTGCGTGACGAGTTGCTATCCAGGGGTTTGACAACTGCTGATGGCGCAAAATGCTACGTCTGGCCGCAGGGACAGTATACCGGAGCCGATGGCGACACAAAGTTTTTGCAGATACTTGTGGATAATGGCTTTTGGCTTGGTCGCGGCGTCACGGGTGACACTTTCCGCAATTTCCGAGCGTCGTTGATAACCGAAAAAAACCATGGGCGACTGATTTTGAACATTGCTGGCGGTCACTCCTGGGGAGGCTCTGGAACCGAGGCTGCCAATATCTCCAACATCATTTCGTACATCCAAGCGGCCTCCTCGGCTGGGATGGATTGCTGCATAGTTTTACACCGTGTTGTAGGGGTTGATCTGGCCGCTGGATCAACGGAAATATCGATAAATCGCCTACGTGAAATCTGTGTGGCAATTCGTGCGCTAATTGATGCCGGGACAAGTTCTGTAGTCCGGTTCTCTGACCTGGCGTACTGAATAGCCATCTTCCGAGACGCGCAATGAATGACCCCATTTCCTACTTCTACGATACCGGCCCATTCGGCCTGGCGACGCTCTGCGCGCTCGGCGCGACGACATTCGCCGGCCACCTCGACACGGTCGGCGAGAACGCCTTTGACGCGGCAGCGACCACCACGCACACCCTGCGCTATCAGGCCAGCATGCTGCTCTCCGCTGGCGACATCGTCACGATCAACGCCGTGAACTACAAGGTCATCGGCGTCCCGCGCCAGATCAACACCGCCGAGCGCCTGGCACACCTGGTGCGGCAGCCATGATCTTCGACGTCGAGGCGCTGCTGCTCGCCCGCCTGGCCGACAAGTGCGCGCCAAGCTCGGTTCTGCGCGGCACCTTCGACCCCGTCGACCTCACCGACGACAGCACGTCGCCGGTGGTCGGCCAGATTCAAATCGCCGGCACCAGCCCGACCGGCGCCACCGGCAGCAATCTGCGCCTCGGCGTCGTCTATGCCGTGCAGGTATTTCTCGACACCGCCCGCGCCAACCCCGGCCAGAAGGTTGCTGCCGCCACGCTGTTCGAGGACGCCCTCGCCGCGATGCACGACTACGAGTACCAGCCCGGCCGGCACGTCGAGATCGTCGGCGGCAAGACCACCGAATTCGACGGCCGCATCTTGCGTCTGGCCTTCGGCCTCACCTTCCCGGCGCATGTCGTCGGCACCTGAAATCAGCATAGGAGATATTCCCCATGGGTTCCGCATACATCGGTAAGGCCAAGGTCCGCGTCGCGCTGTTCAGCGGCGGATCGACGTTCGAGAGTCGCCCGTTAAGCCACCTGGGAAACGTCAGCGACTTTCAGTTCTCGTTCTCCGAGGAGGAGAAGAAGCTCGCCGACTTTACCAGCGCGTCGGGCGGCGTCGACGCCTCCGTAAAGCGAATTAACGATGCCACTGGGTCGTTCGACATGCGTCATTTCACCGCCGCAAACCTGGCGCTCGCGCTGTGGGGCACCACGGCCGCGCTCGCCGCGACGCCGATCACCGACGAAGCCGGCTACAAGATCGTCCCTAACGCGTTCGTCCCGACCAAGCGGCTGATCAACACCAGCGTCGCGCCGGTCGTGAAGAAGGGCGCAACGACGATTCTCACGGCCGACTATACCGTCAGCGCCGGCGGCATCACGATCGCCAGCACGATCACCACCGGCTCGGTTGTCTCCGGCGACGCCATCACGATCAGCTACACCCCGCAGGCCAGCGCCGACGTGCAGGCGCTGATCAACTCCGCGCCGGACGTCTCAATCCACGTCGAGGGAAAGAACGAGGTGGACGGCAAGGACATCATCTTCCGCGGCTACAAGGCCAAGCTCGGCGTCGCGCAGAATGTGTCCCTGATCGGCGACGACTTCGGCACGCTGCGGGTGACATTTACCTTGCAAAAGGACGGGTCGATAGTCGCGTCCGGAAAGTCGCAATATTTCGAGATAGAGCAGGCAACCTAAATGCGCGCGACGCGGCAAGTGTGCCTGCAGCCGGACGACGGCGACGGCGTCGTTGTCACCGTCAGCGAGTTGACGGTTGCCGAGGTGCGCAGCGCGCTGCTCACCGACGAGGCGATCGGCGACCCGCTGCAGTCGCTGGTCTTCGACGGCTTCGGCCTGGGCGATCTGCTCGCGCAGTGCGACGCGTCTGCCGCGGACCTGGAGCGCTTCACGCCCAGCGAACTCGCGCCTCTGGTCGATGCCT